TTACACCATCAAAGTATAAAACATTTACGTCTTGGTTGTTTCCTTGTGCCATAAATCCGTTTGCACCAACTCCGTTAGCAGCAAATCCACCTAATGATCTCTTGTATGCTCTAAAGATGTTTTGAGATACATATACATATAAGTCTTCTCTTCCGTATAATTCAGAAGGAACTTCATCTACAATTTTACCTAATTCTGCAATAACATTGTCAGCAGTTACAGTAGTTCCAACAACTTTCTGTCCAGCAGGTAAAGTAGCAGCAGTTAATAAAGCTTCAAATCCATCAAAAGAACCATCTCCATCAGCACCTTGCCAAATATTTAATTCATTCTTTTGTGCAACTTTACCAGCAACATAAGAAATTAAATAATCTTGGAAAGAAGAAGGTAAGTTATCAAATGCAGAATATCCCATTTGGATTGCATCCCAATCAGAACGGAAATCTTTCTTACATAATTCTAAGTTAACTTGTAACTCTTTTGGTTCGATAATTCTTTCAGTTAAAGTAAGAGTAGATGTGTCAGAAAAGTCACAAGTACCATTCTTTGTGATACCATCTAATTCTAATCTTTTTACAACTTCTTTAAATTTTACATTTGGTCGGATAGTTAATCCACCATTTGCGATAGTGTTACCTGATAATAAAGCAGCAGAAATATATTTTCCTGCAGATTCTCCAGCGTAAGTAGTAGTAATACTTGTAGTAGTAGCCATTTTTATATAGTTTTAATTGAATAACATGCTATTGACTCTTTGTTCAGTAGTCATAGGTTTGTTTAGGTTTGATAATAAATTCCTTTTAGTTTCTATTGAGTTTTCCGGAGAATGTACAACTTCTTCTACATCTTCAGATAATTCAACTTCTTCTTGCTTTGATAATTCTTCTGGAATGTCCTTTACGTCACCCATTGGCTTATCTTCGATTAATGCGTTAATCATAGAAATTAGTTCAGCTTTAACTATTGCTAACTCTTCAGGAGTAACGTAAACGCCAGATGGTAATTCAACCTCTTCTTCGATTACTACTTCTTCTTCAGACTCTTCAGCAAGTAAAACTTCTGCTACCTCCTCTTTAACTTCTTCAATTACTTCTTCTGTAGATAATTCTACTGATTCTTCAATTGCAATGTCTTCCGTTTTTAATTCTTCCTTAGAAAGATTTAAAAGCTCTTTAACATTGTTAAGGATTTCTGTTGCTTTCATACTTATTGATTTATATTAATATAACTATTTAAAAATTTACTGTCTTGTTTTATCCTTTTTTCTGTATGATAAACCACTCAACTCCATTACTCCAAACTTGAATACCTTCGTATGCTTTATTTATTCTATATTTATTAGTAGAGCCATCTAAAGTATCTCCACCTTGTGGTGTTAAGTCTGCGTTTTGAGTACCTGCACCAAAACCTGTATTAGAAATAAACCTCATTACTCTGTTTACATTTGAAGCAGCAAGTGGTAAATTTAAAACCATTGTACCATTAGAACCACTCCAAGACAATTCAATTAATTCAGATGTTTCATATAAAGCGTCTTGCAGGTTTATTACCTGACCAGCTGATGCGGTTAGTGCAGTTGGTGTGATATAGTTAAGGATAGCCTGAACTGTGCTTTGTTTTGTTTCACCATCTTGAACAACAACAATAGGTTCTAAGCCCTCTAAGCTGGTTGCTATTGGTAAGTTACTTATTTTTAAATTAGCCATTATAATATAATTTTTTCGTTATTTTCTTGTAATATGTAATCTCCGTTTTCTTGTAATAGTAAATCCACTTGCTCTTTATGTTGCTCTTTATAAATTGAACCTATGCCTTGCTTCCAATATTCTGCTGATTTACATTTTTTACCATCTTTATCACAGTCAATAGAGTACGTATTTTTACATTTACAATATACTGCTCTCATATTATTGGTCTATTTGCTTTTTAAGCATATTCTTGATTTGTTCAAGTACGTCACTTGCCTCTATCTCTTCAGTATCTTCAACGCTATCGCTAAACATACCTTCAATACTTAATCCTAAGTACTTACCAGATTTTACATCTTCCCATACCTCATCATTATCTATCTTCATGGTAACTGCCCAAGCACCTGCTACTGCATTTAATCCGTATAAAGCAGTCTTATCCTTATTAGGATCTTCTACTATCCAAGACTCAATTACAGATACACCACTTGTCATCTTATCATCATGCTCTAATGTAGTATTGTTAAGTTTAAGGCGTTTTAAGTATAGCTCAGACGCTTTTCTTACAGTATCTTTAGAAAACACTATATTGTACTCGTAATCGCCCCTACGTCTGTATATGAGCTTATCTGGAACTAAAGCAAGTCCAACTATAATTCTTTTTTCAGAATCTATTGTTTTAAACTCTACTTTATGTTTGCTTAATGCAACGAAGTTCTCTTCTATTGCAGGAGACTCAACCAAAGAGATAGCTTCAATACCATCTTCTTCTCTTGATTCGTCTATAAATAATTCTACTATATCTAATCCTTCCATGTTATGATAACTTAATTTGTTTTATTCTGTTTTATTTTAAAGACTTGAAGAGCTTACAATAACTCTATCTAATTCTTGTTGACTGGTTACATCTCCTGAGACAACATAAGCCTTTAATGGTTGATCAAACTGAGCTTGTATCGCACCTAATAACGCATCTTCTTTAGTTCTACCACCTACTATGTTAAAAGAAGGTTCTGATCGAACACTTGAGCCTCCACTTGAGCTTCCACCTCCACCTGTATTAACAGGAGTATTTGCAGCTTCTGGTTGAAACTTTTGCCTTGCAATAATCGCTACCTGAGCCATACCTGCTCCTATTACTGCAGTCATAGCAGCTAACTTAGCAAGAGGTCCACCATAAGTAGCAGCAGCAGCACCAATACCTGCAGATACAGTATTTACAATAGCAGTAGATATATTGAATGCTTTTTGTGTCATAAATGCTTTTTTCTTAATTGCATTTTGTTTAACCCTTAACTTCTCGTCATTTCGAAGTATCTCATCTTGAATAGACTTTCTTTGTTCTTTAGATAGGTTTTCATTATTCAATCTATTGTTTAGCTCGGTGTTTAAAACATTAGTTTTATTTTGCTCAATAGTTAATTCTCTTTCGCTTTCAGCTTGAAGAAAATCATTTACTGCTGATGTTAACACTTTGTATTGTTCAATAAAAGTAGTTATATCCTTAAGTCTCTTAGCATTAGCATCCTCCTCTGTTTCTGCTACTTTCATCTCACCTGATAATGCTATAAATAACTTATCAGTATAGTAAGTATTCCATTTACTTAATAGTATTTTATAATTAGCATCACTTTTACCTTGTTCTGCTTTTGCATCCGTATCAAACTTATTAAGTTTTACTTCAGCCTCTTTTTTTGTTAAATTTCCAAGTGAAACTTCCTGATTTAAAAAAGCTTCATATTCAATTCTATAAGCATCAGATTGTTGCTTAAATTTAGCTTTATTTTCTTCGTTTTTTATATCTAACCTCTTTAAATGGTATTCTTCTTGTATTCGTACTTTATCAGAATTTAACGTAGCGTTTAGTATTTCTTCTTTTTCTGAAACACTTGCTATTTGTGATAAATAATCTTCTACTTGTTTATCAAAGTCTTTAATCTCTAATAACTTAGTTTTTTTCTTTTCACCTCCAGTTATAGCGTCAATTTTGTCTTGTATTTTTTTTATTTTTAACGCTTCCTCTTTCCATATATCAGATGTATCTGATATTGTTTTCTGATAAGCTATTGCTTTTGACTTTTCTTTCTCAAGTGCTTCGACAGTTCCTTCTTTTGCAGAATTAAACTCTTCAGTTTTTTTATTTAATTTAGTTTGAGCATCAGTAGTTACTTTGTATATTATATTTCTCTCAACTAACAACTTATTAAGAACTTCCTCACGCTTTGCTTCGCCTTTAAACATACGTTTTTTAGCTATTGCATTATATTCTTCTTGGTCTGCAATTTTTTTATTTACTTCAGCTAACTTAATAGCTTCTTTCTTCATAAGATCATCTGTCTCCTTCCGTAATTTAGCTAAGGTTGCGTACTCATCAAATTTCTTGTTTAAGTTGTTTTGGGTAGTGTATAGTTTTGATAAAGTTTTTTCTAAACCCTTTAAAGACTCTGCATGGTCATTTGTAGATTCTTCTGCTTTTTTATTTGCTCCATAAAAGAAATCTAAAGCAGATACTACTGCAGTGATAGCAAAAACAATACCAAGAGGTCCTGATAATTGACCAATCATTAGATTTATAGCTGCTCTAAATCCACCTGCTTTAGTTGAAGCAGTACCTAACTGGGATACTAACTGAGTAATGTTATTCGCCATACCACGAATACCATAAGGTGCATCCGATATAACTCTACTTAATTCCATTGTAGCAGAGGTAGCACTACCTGTTGCGTCTTTAGATTTTATTTGTGCTTTAGTTAGGTTTTTTACTGATCCTTCCTGTTGGGCTTGTGATTTAAATGTATTATTTAATTCTTTTTGCCTTCTTCTGTATTCACTATTAGAATTTTTTAAGGCTTCTTTTTCTTGTTGTATAGCCTCTTTAGTCTTAAAAGTTGCTCCAGTAAGTTCTCCTTTAGCTTGTTTTAACTTATTTATCTCTACTTGAGCTTCTTTGTATTCCTCAGTAGTATCAGCAACTTTATCTCTTAGTTGCTCCCATTCCTTTATAGCTTTGTCATAATCGGCTACAACCTTAAATACAATTTTTTCTTCAGCCATTAGTTAGTTAGTTTTCTTCTTTTAATATTTGTTTTTATCTCCTTAAACGTTAAAGGGAATTCGTAAATTCCTTTAGCTATATTGATGTCCTTGTCTTCAATTAACCAATCGCTACCTCTTAATAATTCTAATGTTTCTCTGATCATTACATGTCGTTTAATAATTCTATTTCAGATTTTCCAGTATCCAAATTAT